ATAATTTCCAGCATGACAGGATACGGATACTGGATGCATTGGTAAAGACAGGGCTTCGAGTCCGGGTGCTGCAGAGCGCTGCGGATGAGGACGATTGGAACGCGGGCCGGATCGATATCCTTCTGGCACATCCGGCGAGTAGCGCTTACGGCCTGAACCTGCAGCAGGGTGGGAACCATGTGGTATGGTTCGGCCTTACCTGGAATTATGAATTGTATGCCCAGGCGAACAAGCGCCTGCACCGTCAGGGGCAGAAGGAACGGGTCATCGTCCACCACCTGGTCTGTACCGGGACAAGGGATGAGGATGTGATGCGGGCTCTGGGGCGAAAGGACAATGTGCAGGAAGGGGTCATGGAGAGCCTGCGGGCGAGGATCAAGGCGATCCGGGAGGAGAACAGGAGGATAGGGAAATGAGCTTTAGAGTAGATAAAGTAAATGGAATTTGTTATCACACATACGATAAGCCGGAAGTTATATGTTTTAGAGATGTTGTTGATGATGCGCTTGTTTCTTATTGGTATGAATGGCAAGGAATAAGCCAAAGCATTTCTATGGAACAATTTTTTGTGGAAGTAGGGAAATGCGGATTGAGCGCGGAGAAGCTTTCGGTCAGAGCATTTGAAGATGAAAGCGGAATCATTATAGACTATGGATTGCGGCATCAGTTTTGGATTCCGAAAATTGTTATTGATAACAATGATTGGGATTTAGAGTATCTTCGAACATCAATCTGGGACAGACTTGACAACCAAGATATAGGGCTGAAACCATGCCCGTTCTGCGGCGGAAAAGCGAAGATTATGGTGGTGCAAGAATTAAGACTTGGTGGAGATGAAGGATTTGTAATTCAATGCGAAGACTGCTACATGAATACAGCTTCGATTAATGGTACATATTCCTCAAACTCAACGGATGTCATAGAACTGTGGAACAGAAGGGTATTCAAAGAAATATGCCAAAATAAACGAAACGGAGAGAAATCATGAACAGGAATAAAAAGGGTGTCATGCCGGAGGTCACCAGGGAAGTATACAAGAATGTCAAGAAATATGACCGCCAGCAGTTTGCTGGATTTTGTACAGAACTGTACAAGTACGGATATGAGGACGGCAGGGAGAGCGTTCCGGGAGTAGACCTGGAAGAGGTTATGGCTGCGGTTGCGCAGGCAAGGGGAGTCGGAAAGAGGACATTATTGATTATTGATACGCCGGCAGATTGCAGGGATTGTGTGATCCGGAGTCTGGGTGATGATTGCATGGCAATGGGAAGACATGTCAAAGAATACCGGGAAAATAAATGCAGGCCGGAGTGGTGTCCGCTGGAAGAGGTGAAAGAGAGCAGTGTTGAGCGCTGCATTGCACACTTGGAGAGACACGGGTATATCGCCCTGGAATTCAACAGGGTCAGCAAAAAGGATACGCAAAAAGCTATGAAATGTTCCTGTTCTGTATGTTTGGTTCAGTAGGGAGGAAATGCGGATGCGATCAGTGTTACATTACCCGGGAGGCAAGAAGCGGATCGCTTCCTGGATCATCAAACACATGCCGCCTCATCACAGTTACCTGGAACCATACTTCGGGTGTGGGGCCGTTCTGTTCGCAAAGCAGCCGGCCCCGATCGAGACGGTCAACGACCTGGACGGAGAGGTGGTGAACTTCTTCAGGGTGATCCGGGATCCTGAAAGCCGGGAAAAGCTGCGGGAACGGATCACCTATACGCCTTATGCCAGACAGGCATATGACGAAGCTGTCCGGGTGGATCCGAAAGATCCAGTGGAACGCGCGGTCTGTTTTGCGGTGAAATCCATGCAGAGCCACGGCTTTCGGATGACCGGAAACTGTGGAGGGTGGAAAAAGGATGTGCATGGAAGGGAATATGCATATGCGGTAAAATACTGGAACGAGCTGCCGGAGTCTATTGCGGAGATGGCCATAAGGCTGAAACATGTGTAGATCGAGAACCGACCGGCGCTTGATTTGATCAAGGCGTATGATTATGAAAATGTGCTGATGTATCTGGATCCGCCCTATGTATGGTCAACCAGGACAGGGAGGAAGCAGTACCGGTACGAAATGACAGACCAGGATCATATAGAGCTACTGGAGACAGTAACCAGCAGCAAGGCGAAGGTCACGATCTCCGGCTATGACTGCGAATTGTACGACTTTTACCTGGGAAATTGGAATAAAGTGCAGATTGCGGCCAGGGCGCAGGATAACAAGCGGCGGATTGAGACATTGTGGATAAACTACAATCTGGAAGCGGAGCAGATCACGCTTCAAATTTAAAGGGAGGTGAAAAAAAAAGGAAATTATGAAGAAATTAAGCGATATGGCAAAAATATACGCAAAGTCATATGTCCAACTACCATATGGACGGGAAATTGAAGGGACGGCGGAATTGTTGCTGCAGGTGGCTGAAAAGCTGACAGAATACGAGGAGATTATAGACAAACTGGCGACCTATGTTGTTGGGAGTGTTAATTATTGTCCGATCAGCGATAAAACAATAATCCGTCACGGATGCGTGGGCCTCCGTAAGCCTGGGTGTAAAGAGTGCATGCTGGAGCACATGGAGGATTTTAAGGCCCCGCCCAGAATAAGCTATGTCAAAATATCTACAAGGTAGTTGAGTCCTGGAAGTACGGAGCCGTGATATAAATAAAAAGGGGAGTGGTTGCATTGGACAAGAAGATACTTGCTGATTACATAGACGCTATGGATCTGATAAAGGAAACTGAGGAGGATATCCGCAAATTAAAAAAGAGACGTAAAACAATCATTCAGACAAACGTAAAAGGAAGTAATCCGAATTTCCCTTATCAGGAACAGCATTTTCGAATTGCAGGTACCACTTTCTCATATCAGGATGACAAAAACTTACGTCTGGAAGAAAAACTTCTGGAGCAGCGCAAAGAGAATGCGGAGAACATTAAGCAGCAGGTGGAGGAGTGGCTTCTGACGGTTCCGATCCGGATGCAGCGGATCATCAAGTATAAAATATTCGAGGGGATGACCTGGGAGCAGACAGCGGCGAAGATCGGAAGAAAGGCAACGGGGGACGGAATCCGGATGGAATTTGAGAGATTTATGAAAAAAAGTTAAAGTTTGTTCGGTTTGTTCGCACTGTTCGGTTTTCGTATGCTATAGTATATGCTGAGATTGGTGGCTATGGTGGTCATAATTTATACCCCTCATATTACGAAAGGCGTTCTGCATAAAATTGCAGGGCGCTTTTTGCTGCCAGAAAATTCACGGAACTGAGAGGTGGTGACGTGGGCGATGTAAAAGACCAGATCAAGAATGATTACCTGTCCGGCGTCATGCCGAAGGAGCTGGCGGAAAAATATGCGGTCAGCCTAAATACAATTAAGTCCTGGATCAAGCGTTATGGCTGGTCTGGTTTGAAGAATAAGCAGGGTGCACCTTCTGAGCACGGGGGTGCACCCTCTGGCGTCCAGAGTGCACCCCAAAAAAAGAAACGTGGCGGTCAGCCAGGGAATAAAAACGCAGTTGGCCATGGGGCTCCAGTTGGAAATAGGAATGCGGAAAAATTTGGCTTTTTCTCGAAGTACCTTCCAGAGGAGACCATTTCCATTATGCAGGAAATGCCGACGAACCCGCTGGACATTCTCTGGCATGAGATCCAGATTGCCTATGCTGCTATTATCCGGGCGCAGCAGATCATGTATGTCAGGGACAGAACGGACAAGACGGTTGAAAAGGTGGAAGAAAAAGACGGAGCTATTACTTCCAGTGAAAAGTGGGAAGTGCAGCAGGCCTGGGATAAGCATTCTAATTTTTTGCAGGCCCAGGCGAAAGCCCAGAAGGAGCTGCGGGGTCTGATCAAGCAGTATGATGAATTACTGAATAAGAACTGGGAGCTTGCAACGGAAGAGCAGAAAGCCCGGATTGATCAGATCAAGGCAAACACAGACAGGCTCCGGAAAGATTTTTCGGAAGAGGATGACGGAGGGGTTGAGATCATAAATGACGCAGCGGAAGAAAAAGCAGGTCAGGATATCTGAGGTCATCATCCCGAAGTACCAGGGGATATTCAATAACAAGACCTATAAGCATATAATCCTGACTTCCGGACGTGCCGGCACCAAATCGAGTTATGCGGCCATCCGGGCGAATTACCAGATCGTATCTGATGCACACGGATCTGTCGTTGTGCTCAGAAAGCACCACAACAAGCTCCGGAAGACCGTGTATAAAGAGATGCTCCGTGGGATCAACCGGCTGAAAATCCCGAAAAGCAAGTTCCGGATCACAAAATCTCCGATGGAGATCACATATAAAAGATACGGGACTACGATCTATTTTGCCGGATCTGATGGTATTGACGATACAAAAGGAATCATTGATGAGGATAAACCGATTAAGCTGGTCATCTTGGACGAGCTGACAGAGTTCTTTGATGACGGGGAAGGCGAGGATGAGTTGACCAACATCGAAGCCACGTTTGTCCGGGGAAACAGCAGCGGGTTCCAGATGATCTATCTGTATAATCCGCCAAAGAATCCGAATGCGCCGATTAACCAGTGGTGCAAGAAGATGGAGAAACGTAAGGACTGTATTCATATCCACACGGATTATCGAGATGTGCCTGTAAAATGGCTCGGGCAGGATCTGATCATGACTGCGGAGGAGATGAAGGCGTCGGATCTGAAAATGTACCGCTGGGTGTGGCTGGGTGAAGCTGTAGGGATTGATGATGCGATCTATTATATGTTCGGCCAGAAACATATCAGGGATCCGGAAAAAGGGCAGAGATTTTCTGTTATTGCGATCGGCGGCGATTACGGCCAGCAGAATGCAACCACATTTCAGGCGGCGGGCCTGGACATGGCTGGACGAAAGCTGAGGGGGTTGGGGGAATATTATCACAGCGGCCGGGAAACCGGACACCAAAAAAGCCCTTCCATATACGCCCGGGATTTTGTCAGTTTCGTTATGGAGCTGGGAGAAAAATATGGGACACCGAATGTCGGGTTCTATTTATACATGGATCCTTCTGCAAAAGGCTTGCAGGAAGAGATCAAGAGAGCCAGCAGGCTTGCAGGTGTTCCGGTTCTGATCCGTGATGCTGAAAATGATGTGAAGCTGGGGATCAGCAGGGTACAGAAAGCCCTGACTTTCTATGTGATGGACATATCACCAAAGCAGGAGCGGGCAATCGATGAGTTTGGGACTTATGAGTATGACAAGGATTCGATAGAAAAGGGCAAGGAAGAGCCGATCAAAATTGGAGACCATTGTATGGATGCCATACGATACCTGGTGATGGGGGTGTGGCCAAAGATTAAGCACTGGCTGCCTGTGAAGGAAGATTGAGGAGCGAAGGAATAATGGATATTTTTAGTTATTTTAGAGACAAGGGGATTGATACGTTAGATCCTGCGTTCTATAAGCAGATCCGGATATGGCGCAGCTGGTATGATTCCAAAGTCAGAAAATTTCATAGATATAAAGTGTACAGGGGGAACGGTGCATCCGTGAACTGCGACCGGTATACACTTGGGATGGCGAAAAAGGTCTGTGAAGATATGGCCGACTTGCTTCTCAATGAACGGGTGACGATAACAATTGCGGATGAGACAACAGACACATTTGTAAAGCAGGTTCTGACAGAAAACACATGGGAAGAACTGGGAAATGAGTACCAGGAATGGAAGTCCGCTCTTGGGACGGCTGCATACGTGGTATATATCAAGGATGCGATCCTGGATCAATCTGGACGTATGACGGACGGAAGCGTGGGAATCAACTATGTGGATGCTTCTAATATTTATCCAACCTCCTGGCATAATAAGGTGATTACGGAGTGTATTTTTACATTCTGTAAAACGCACCACCGAAAAAAGTATGTCCACATACAATACCATCGTCTGGAAGATATTTCTGACGGGAACCGGAAACAGTATGTGATTGAAAACACAGTTGTGGAAAATACCAAAGGAGCAGGGAAGGAATTGACACCTCAGGAATGGGAAGCAATTCCGACTTTCAGCGGGCTGGCTGAGCGGATTGAGACGGGTTCTGATCAGCCGCTTTTTATAATTGACCGTTTGAACATGGTAAATAATGCGGATACAGATCCTACAAACCCGATGGGGGTGGCTTTGTTCGCAAACGCGATCGATGTGATCAAGAAGCTGGATCTGGAATATGATAGCTATGCGAATGAGTTTTCTTTAGGACGCAAACGTATATTTGTTGCGCCAGAGTTACTGACTACGCAGCTCGGGGATGCTGTCTTCGACCCGGACGATACGGTATTTTACGAGCTTCCAGAGGACTACTTCAAAAATTCCGAATCAAAGGAAGCTATGCATGAGGTCAATATGGAGCTGCGGATTGAAGAGCACAGCAGAGCGATCAATGACGATCTGAACTGGCTTTCCTTAAAATGCGGGTTCGGTACGGACCGGTACAAATTTGAGGGCGGCGGAGTGAAAACGGCCACGGAGGTGATCAGTGAAAATTCGGATATGTACCGTTCTCTGCAGAAGCATGAGCTGGTATTGGAGCGTGTTCTGATTCAGCTGATCCGGACGATCATTCGGGCGGGGATCAGCATGGGGATTTCTGGTCTGAATGAGAGTACCGCGGTTACGATCGCCTTTGACGATTCCATCATTGAAGATAAGACTACGGAACGGCAGAGCGACCGTCAGGACGTGTCAATGGGGGCTATGTCCCTGGCGGAATACCGTGCGAAATGGTACGGAGAGACTTTGGAACAGGCCCAGGAGAATCTTCCGGAGCAGATGTCAGTGATGGAGTAGTGCGGAATGAATCAGGAATATAAAGAAAAACTGTCAAGAAAGATCGGGCAAAACTACCTGGATCTGGAAGCCCGTATCATGCAGGATATCATCCGGAGGATAAAAAAAGCGGGGAAGATCACAAGTACTGCGGATTATCAGATCAACCGCCTCCTTATCCTGGGGGTGTCTTCCGAGGATGTGGAGCGGATGATTAAGGATGCCCTGAATGCGTCCTATCCGGATATGTTTGAACTGTATGACCAGGTGATTGACTGGGAATATGTCCGGAATAAGGATGTATACGAGCAAGTGAACCAGAAGTTTATCCCATTTGAAGAGAACGGGGAGCTGCAGCAGACAGTCGAAACACTGATCCGGCAGACGGGGGCTGAGTTGGAGAACATTACCGGATCGCTTGGATTTTATCTGGATTATGGAAACGGACGGAGGGTATTGACGCCGCTGGCGGAGATTTACCAGAAATATCTGGACGGAGCCTGTATGGACATAGTTTCCGGGGCGTTCGACTATAACAGTACGCTGCGGAGGGTAGTGACACAGCTTACCAACAGCGGCCTCCGAAAGATTGATTATGCGTCGGGACACACGAACAGGGTGGATGTAGCAGCCAGACGGGCGGTTATGACAGGGATCACGCAGTTGACAGGACATATTGCCGATATCAATGCCGCGAAGCTGGGGACGAATTTCTTTGAGGTTGCCTGGCATGCGGGAGCACGTCCGACACATCAGGTATGGCAGGGGAAGGTTTATTCCAGGGATGAATTGTACAGTATCTGCGGGCTCGGCACTGTGACGGGACTGGAAGGAGCCAATTGCTACCATGAGCGGTATCCATTTATTCCAGGTGTATCGGAGCGAAATTGGTCTGATGAATGGCTGGAAGAACAGAATAGGAAGGAAAACACGCCAAAGCAGTTTAAAGGCAAGGAATATACGACTTACGAAGCAAAGCAGCGTCAACGCCAGATGGAGACGGCAATGCGGGCACAGCGGGAGCAGGTAGAACTGTTAAAAGCAGGCGGGGCAGATTCAGATGTGATTATGCTTGCCAGATGCAAATATCAGGCACAGTTGGATGAGTATGCTAAATTCTCGGATAGATTGAACCTGAAACAGGAACGTGAGAGGATCTATCTGGATATGCGCGGCCGGATTGCACCCGCTGATAAGTCTGTAATGAATCTTTTTCCAAGAGAAATGATTGAGAATGCGGATCGGGATATCAAGCAGTATGAAAAGTATAAAAAAATCCTTGGGGATGAGATCGGCTCACTTGCTAATTTCGGGCAGATAAAATATAATAATACAGAGAAGTGGAAATTTGTTCATTTAGATTACCGGAGACGAAATGAACTGCTCGACCACTCAGAGTTAAAACTTCCGGATGCTGCGAATGTAATAGTTCCAGATAAAAAATTTACACATTATTTGTTTGGCGGAGAACATCCGGAGGGGCTTGCAAAAGGAGCAGCTTTTAATTCAAGGCTAGGATATTCTGCTGATAATTGGAAGGAGCTGCGTGATCAAATCAAGGAAAAAGCAGTTCAATATCCTTCAACATACAAAGGGAATAATGGCTATGGAGACCGATATGAGCAAAAAATAATTATTTACGGAAAAAAAGGTACTCCTGCAAATGTCGTTGTTGGATGGATCCGTAGAAAAGACGGTACGGTTTCTATGTCAAGTGCGTATATTAAAGAGGTGAAGTAAATGGTTGTTAAACAATATGATACAGTTCTCTTGAAAGATGGAAGGGAAGCATCCATTGTGGAAGCTTTTGAAAATAAAGTTTTTATTGCTGATGTAGGGAGCTCTCCAAAAGACTGGGAGACAATTGACACTACCATAGAAGATATAGAAAAAGTGATTCATACATCAAAAGATTGATACCACCCATTCTTCGGAGTGAGTGGTATTTTATTTGGAGGAAACAGCATGATCAATATTACGGTATCGTTGGACAGGATCTGTGTATCAGGCCATGCGAATACAGCCCCAAAGGGTTCAGATATCGTATGTGCCGCAGTTTCGGCGTTGACTCTTACATTGATCCGGGGCCTGAAAGATATTGCTGGTCTACAGCTGTATGAAAGTGTAGAGGCAGGCAATGTCTGTATTAAGTGGCAGACTATGAATGACACAGGCAAGGCCCTGATTGATACCTGGTTTTTGGGAATCTGCGGGGTAGCGGAGAATTGCCCATGTATCAACTTTATAGACGAGTGAATTATGCATCCCAAGGGGGTGCTTTTTTCATGCCTGACGGGGCATAAAATACGGGATTACCACAGAAAGTGAGGATGAAAAAATGAGAAAGAGATATTTTGACCTGCAGCTTTTCACGGACGGCGGTGATGGCGGATCTGGTACCGGTGGTACAGGGGCAGGTTCAGCTGGAAAAGGTAACGGCAGTCAGACAAATGCCGGGGGAGCATCCAGGAACGCGACATATAGTTATGAACAGGCAGAGCAGATTGCGGAAGCCAGGGCTGACCGGGCAACGAAGGCGGCGCTCTCTGACTATTTTAAAAGGCAGGGTATGAGTGAGGAAGAGGTGACAGCGGCTCTTGCAGACTTCAGGGCTAAGAAAGCCGCACAGCAACCTAATGTTACCGCTGTAGAGCAGGAACGGGATGCGGCGCTGGCACAGGTGGAGGAAATGAAAAACACCAATTACCTTCGCGATAAGGGTGTGAAAACCGACGATCTGGACTATGTCCTGTTCAAGGTCGGCAAAAAAGTAGATGATAAGACAGATTTTAAGAAGGCCGCTGACGCATTCCTGAAAGAGAACCCTAGGTTCACAGGGCAGGGGTACAAAGTGGTTTCTACCGGGAAACCAGATGGCGGATCAGGTACGGGCCAGACAGTAAATGATTCAATCAACACCTCTATTCGCTCCGCGTTTGGAAGGTAAAGAAGGGAGAAAAAACTATGAATAGAAATAAAAAACTTTTTGACTTGCAGCTTTTTACAGGCACATCGATTACAAGATCAGATGCCGAGGCACTGATCCCGGTGCAGGAAAGCCACGAAATCATCCAGGGCGTGGTAGAACAGTCTGCCGTTTTACAGCGTGGCCGCAGACTTGCGAATATGACGGCGGCACAGTATAAGATGCCGGTGCTTGACCTGCTCCCTCTGGCATATTTTGTTAATGGAGAGGGCGGATCGGCAAAAAAGAAGCTGACTACAATGGCATGGGATAAAAAGGTTATCATTGCGGAGGAGATTGCGGTCATCGTGCCGATTTCTGAGGCGGTTCTTGATGATGCAGACTATGATATCTGGGGGGAAGTAAGGCCGAGATTGGTAGAGGCATTCGGACAGAAGATAGATGGCGCTGTTTTATTTGATATTGATAAGCCGCAGACGTGGCGCGATGGTGTTGTGACCACGGCTACGAAGGCAGGTGCGGTAACAACGCTTGGATCAGATCTGTATGACTCTATTCTGGGTGAGAATGGCGTGATCGCAAGGGTTGAGGAGAGCGGTTATTTTGTCAACGGCCATATGGCGGATATTACCATGAGGGCGAAACTGCGAGGGCTGAAAGATACAACCGGACAGCCGGTATTCAAGTCGGATATGCAGACAGGTACAACATACTCGTTGGACGGTTCACCGATGAACTTCCCGCGCAATGGGGCATTTGACAGGAGCAAAGCCCTGATGATCTCCGGGGATTTTTCCCAGATGGTATACAGCATCCGTCAGGATATTACTTTTAAGTTGTTTGATCAGGGTATTATCCAGGATCCTGCGACCGGTGACATACTGTATAACTTGATGCAGAATGATATGGTTGCGCTGCGGGCTGTGATGCGGCTGGGATGGGAGATTCCGAACCCGATCAACGCGATGGCGAAGGACAAGACGAAGCGCTGTCCGTTTGCTGTCATGAAGGCAAATGATTCTGCAGGAGCGTGATCCTGATGTTTCCATATGCAGATTATGAATTTTATATAGGGAAAGCGCACGGAAGTCTGGAAAGAAACCAGTTTGAAAAGGAAGTCCTGGAGGCTTCCTTTTTTCTTCGGTATCTGACAGCGGGAAAAAGTGACAACATACAGCCGGACGCACTTCAATATGCGGTCTGTTCTATCGTGGATATGTATGCAGAACAGAAGCAGAAGGCAGCTTCTGGTAAGGCCGGAAAAAAATCTGAAAACACGGATGGATATTCGGTATCTTACATCAGTGAAATGAAAGACGGGGAACCCTTTGAAGATTTTTTAAGTAGGAAAGCAATGCAGATTGCAAGGAAGTATCTTGCAGGAACGGGATTGCTGGACAGGAAGGTGGGATGCAGGCATGCTCACAAATGCGGATGTGACGGTTTATCATCGAGTCAGGAGTCCATCTGGTGATAAATGGGAACGGAAATACCTGCCTGCAGTATGGCTATATAAAAATATCATTGCAGGTATCACCACAAACGGATTAAAGACAGCAAATGGGCTGACTAATGTGCTGACGGTCAGGATTCCGGATATATCTGTGGAATTAAAAAAGGGGGACTATGTTGTGGAAGGGTTCTGTGAAATTGATATGGAAACTGTGAAGGATTTGAAAGAAGTAGAGTATTTCTGCGTTACGGGGGCAAATTATAACCGTTTCGGAAGCAACCCGCACATAAAGGTGGTGGCGCAATAGTGGCACGGGGAAAGAAAAAATTTTATATCAAGGCCCCGCACGGGCAGAAAATTGAAACTGTGTATAAGGGGGCGAAAGTATCTGTCGAGCTGAAATGGAGTCCTGGGTTTGAAAGTGATATGGAAGGGGTGTTCAGCAGAAAACAGTCTTTCGTAGATCAGGAATGTATCCGGAGAATGGGACCGGAGACGCCGAGAAGAACCGGGGTGTTAGTGAAGTCGGCTACGATAGGGACTGTGATCGGCAGCGGTGAGATCAACCAGATCACACCTTATGCACGAAGGCAATACTATGAGCATAAAACACAATCCAAGTGGTTTGAGAGGATGAAGAACCGGTTTAAAGATTCCATATTGAAGGGGGCGGAAAAGATTGGATAATATTATTGCATCGATCAGGGAGCACATCATGAAATGCCCTTTGATGGAAAATGAAAGGGTTAATGTGGATTATGTCGGAACGGGTATGTCCTATTCTATTGACCCGCTGCCTTGTGATCCGGTGATACAGAGGTATACGGACGGCGGGGCGAAGAAACAGTTCCAGTTTGCGCTTACCAGCAACGAGGCTTACGACGAAGATGCGCGCGTCAATATCGAAAACAGTGGATTCTATGAAGCGTTTGAGGACTGGCTGGAAAAGCAGAACTTAAAGGATGACCTTCCGGATCTTCCAGAGGGAAAAACGGCGGTCGTATTTGAAACATTAAATAAAGGCTACTTATACGATACTGATGGGAACCTTGCCCGGTACCGTGTAGAATGCCGGCTGATTTACACACAGGAGGTATAAAGATGGCAGATAAAAAAGCAAAGATGGTTAAGCGGCATCAGCGGCTTGCATTTATGAATACGGACGAAACAGGGCAGACTCCCAAATTTGAGAGAATGACAGGTTTTACAGCCTTGACTAACAGCAAGAACCCGAAGGAATACAGCCGGCAGTATGTGGACAGGGCATCGGAGGATACAGACGTTGTGGGATATGCTCCGGCAACGGAATACTCTTTTGACCGTCATACTAATACGCCGGTCCATGACAGGATTGCGAAGGTTCATGACGGGGAACTGACGGGAAGCGACGCGCTGGTGGATATTCTGGTGGTGGATCTTTTTACCGCGGACGACCAGAAGAGATGTGTCGCAAGGAAAAGAACATATGCGATTATTCCCGATGCGGATGGGGACGGAAACGATGCTCTGGTAT